ACGAAGACAAAAAAACCATTTAAACGATTATATAGTCGTACACGAACACTTTAACAGAAATCAAAATGAGTTCTCAAGTATTCTGCATTTCTACAGGTCAAACAGTCTCCGTATGCCTTCCAGCAAATGAAGACCCAGTAGAGTTTCCAGGGGCGTTCTTCACTCCAAATGCTAGGAAACCGACGGTGTACATAAAGAAGGAGACAGATCTGAGTCTTTTGAGGAGTCATGTTTATGACGGGATTAAGGATGGTTCTGTGACAGTGTCCCAGATAAATTCTTATCTATACATGGTTTTGAAAGATATCCGGGAGAAACCAGATAAAAATTGGACTTCTTTCGGAGTCGAATTGGGAAAAAAGAATGAGCCAATGGGAATTTTCGATCTGTTGAATGTTGAAGATGTTAAGGGGAAAGAATTGGACAAAAAAGGGCAAGACACCCGACTGCCCGGAGATGATCTATGGCTTCCAACGCTGATCCTCGGTCTTTATCGCGTGTCCAGGGCGACACAGGTCGAATACAAGAAGACTCTGATGACCAATCTATATGCTCAGTGTAAATTGCGCACGAAGGATGCAGAGGAGATTGTGGATGAAACAGCAGAATTCTTCAATGCTTGGGCAAATGACTCCAACTTCACAAAAATCGTAGCTGCTGTGGATATGTACTTCCACCACTTCAAGAAGAGTGATCATGCTCCTATTCGTTTCGGAACAATTGTGTCTAGATTCAAAGACTGTGCAGCATTGTCCACTCTGTCGCACCTCCAAAAGGTCACAGGGCTCCCCATTGAGGAGGTCTTCACCTGGGTTTTCAATAAATCAGTACAGGATGATTTGTTGCGGATGATGACTCCTGGCCAGGAAATTGACCAAGCTGATTCCTATATGCCCTATCTGATCGACATGGGCTTGTCCACGAAGTCTCCTTACTCTTCAACAAAAAATCCCAGTTTCCATTTCTGGGGGCAACTGACCGCATTCTTGGTAAAATCCGCAAGAGCAAAGAATGCGTTAGTCCCAGTTGACATCGCATACCATGAACTGACCACTGCTGCACTGCTTTTTGCCTATGCAATTGGCAGATCGTCTGAGCTGGAGCAGAGATTCGTGCTTAACGGGAAGAAGTTCACCAAGGAGAAGGACTCTCGAGATGACAATGACACTACTCCGCCATCGGAGAGAAATGTTGTTGTTTGGCTGGCCTGGTGGGAGGACATTAAGCATGAAATTACTCCGGACATGAAGGCCTTTGCCAAGAGAGCAGTGGAAAGGGTAGGAGATATTCGAGTGAACTCAGTTGCAGAGTATGCCAGGAAACTCTTTGCATGATCAAATATGAAAAAAACTAACAGAGATCATGGAAGACTCTCAACTATATCAAGCTCTCAAGAATTACCCAAAGCTTCAGGACACTCTCGACTCAATTGAGAATCTTGAAGATGACACAAAGTCAGAGCCATCTGAGTGTGGTTCCCCCACAGAGAGAGGAATTCCCAGCTATTACCTGGCTGAAGAATTGGATGAATGTGAGGAAGAAGATTCGGAAGATGATGATGACAATTTACCTACTGAGATACCGGATCCTCCTACTGTTGACATGCTGGAGGCAATTATGGAAGATGAGATTGATGATACGGCTTACCAGGTACATTTTGAGGCCAAACAGACTTGGAAACCGGTGATAGAGACAGGGGGAAATGAAAGAGGTAAGTTCACCCTTTCAGTCCCTCAGAATCTGAGCGCTCTACAACTTCTCCAGTGGGAGACAGGGATTCATGCATTGGCGGAGAGACTTGGGGGATGCAGACTGCTGCAGATCAGCACACGGGGAACGAGGGATGGGATAGAGTTCACTGTAAGAGAAACGCCTTGCGTTTCACCTGCTTCTGATCCAATCCCTTCCACATCCAGATCCAGTTCAATTGCTTCCAATGTCTCTACCAGACAAACCGAATCACCTGGCTCCAAATCCAATACAAGTCTCGGGATACCAGAAGTCCCGGCTAATTTGATCGACATAGGAGCAATTGATAAAGAATTCATCCTGGCAGCTATCTCTCCGTCTGACCCACCTTATAAGAACACTCTGAGAAACCTCTTCGGGTCCGGAGATTCCTTTGAACAGTACAACCAGACAGGAATTTACTCTCTTAAGGAACTCGTCGTTGCTGGATTGAAGAGAAAAGGAATTTATAATAGAATCAGAATCAGATGTCATCTTGAGCCCCAGTTCAATTGAAATGATGCACAATATGAAAAAAATTAACAGAAATCCCAGATTCTCTGTTGCTTACCACTATTGCATCAAAATGCAACGTCTGAAGAAATTTATAGCCAAGAGAGAAAAGGGCGATAAAGGAAAGATGAAATGGAACAGCTCGATGGATTATGACTCCCCCCCTAGTTACCAAGATGTAAGAAGGGGTATTTTTCCTACAGCGCCTTTATTTGGAATGGAAGATGACATGATGGAATTTACTCCATCCCTGGGGATCCAGACATTAAAGCTTCAGTATAAATGTGTAGTGAACATCAATGCGATCAATCCATTCAGAGATTTTCGTGAGGCAATATCAGCCATGCAGTTCTGGGAAGCTGACTACAGTGGATACATTGGGAAGAAACCATTTTATAGAGCAATAATTCTCCATACTGCTCGGCAATTAAAAACATCCAATCCAGGTATTCTCGACCGCGGAGTGGTAGAATATCATGCAACCACTCAAGGACGGGCATTAGTTTTCCACAGCCTTGGACCTTCCCCTTCCATGATGTTTGTCCCAGAAACTTTTACTCGAGAATGGAATATTCTTACAAACAAGGGGACAATCAATGTAAAGATTTGGCTTGGGGAAACTGATACTCTATCAGAGTTGGAACCGATCCTCAACCCGGTCAATTTCCGAGACGACCGAGAAATGATTGAAGGGGCGGCAATAATGGGCCTGGAAATTAAAAAGCAGAAGGACAACACATGGCTGATTTCTAAGAGCCATTGAAATGTACCATATGAAAAAAATTAACAGAATTCCTACGAATTCAGAAACATGACTTCTTCAGTGACAATTAGTGTGATCCTTCTTATCTCCTTTATTGCCCCATCATACTCATCTTTGAGTATAGCATTTCCAGAAAACACCAAATTAGATTGGAAGCCAGTCACAAAAAACACTAGATACTGCCCTATGGGTGGGGAATGGTTTCTAGAACCAGGGTTACAAGAAGAATCTTTCTTGAGCTCTACACCCATTGGTGCGACCCCCTCCAAGTCAGATGGATTTCTCTGTCATGCAGCCAAGTGGGTGACAACATGTGATTTCAGATGGTATGGACCCAAATATATTACGCATTCAATTCATAATATCAAACCTACCCGATCAGATTGTGATACAGCGCTTGCATCATACAAATCCGGGACATTAGTGAGCCCTGGTTTTCCCCCAGAGTCTTGTGGTTATGCTTCTGTGACTGACTCCGAGTTCCTGGTGATCATGATTACCCCTCATCACGTGGGTGTGGATGACTACAGAGGACATTGGGTAGATCCTCTTTTTGTTGGAGGAGAATGCGACCAGTCTTATTGTGATACTATCCACAACTCCTCAGTTTGGATTCCTGCTGATCAGACTAAGAAGAACATTTGCGGCCAGTCCTTTACCCCACTGACTGTGACGGTTGCTTATGATAAAACCAAAGAAATTGCTGCAGGCGCAATAGTCTTTAAGAGCAAATATCACTCTCACATGGAAGGTGCTCGAACTTGCAGATTGAGTTATTGCGGTCGGAACGGAATTAAATTCCCCAATGGAGAGTGGGTCAGCCTGGATGTTAAAACTAAGATCCAAGAGAAACCTTTACTTCCCTTGTTTAAAGAGTGTCCTGCTGGGACAGAGGTGAGATCTACTCTTCAATCCGATGGGGCTCAAGTCTTGACCTCGGAGATTCAGAGGATTTTGGATTATTCCTTGTGTCAGAACACGTGGGACAAGGTAGAACGCAAAGAGCCTTTGTCTCCATTGGATCTCAGCTATTTGGCATCTAAATCCCCGGGGAAAGGTCTGGCATATACAGTGATAAATGGGACATTGTCATTTGCCCATACCAGATACGTGAGGATGTGGATTGATGGCCCGGTGTTGAAAGAAATGAAAGGCAAAAGGGAATCTCCTAGTGGGATCTCGAGTGATATTTGGACCCAATGGTTCAAATATGGGGATATGGAGATAGGCCCAAACGGCCTCTTAAAGACAGCAGGAGGGTACAAATTCCCCTGGCATCTGATCGGTATGGGAATTGTGGACAATGAACTACACGAGCTCAGTGAGGCAAACCCTTTAGACCATCCACAGCTACCTCATGCTCAGTCTATTGCCGACGATTCGGAGGAGATCTTCTTTGGAGACACTGGGGTTTCCAAGAATCCAGTAGAACTAGTTACAGGGTGGTTCACTAGCTGGAAAGAGAGCTTAGCTGCCGGTGTTGTTTTGATATTGGTAGTTGTCCTGATTTATGGTGTCCTCCGTTGTTTCCCGGTGTTGTGTACTACCTGCAGAAAGCCCAAATGGAAGAAAGGGGTAGAGAGGTCCGATAGCTTTGAGATGCGGATTTTCAAGCCCAACAACATGAGAGCCAGAGTATGAGTAAATGCGAGTGAATCATAATAATCATCCATTTGGTGTTTACGAAGTGCAATATAAAAATGTGATGTCAGACTAATATGAAAAAAACTATCCACAATAAAACCGATAACAGAGATAATGGATCTCAACCCGGTCGATGATGCTGCAGAGTTATCAGAGGAGAACTTCTTCTCTGGGAAATTGTCCAAGGAATGCCGAATTAGAGGATTGAATTCAGTTGATTACAATCTGAACTCCCCGTTGGTGTCCGACGATTTGACATACTTGCTGAACAAATTTAAGGGAAAACCTGTGCCTATCCGATGGAAGATGAAGAAATGGGACTCTATTCTAGACCAACTGCGTAAACATGATCTGGAGTATCTGAGACCCTCGGATCTACACCAATGGTTTGCAGAATGGATGTTGTACTCAAAGCATGGCAGTAAGCAGGGAGAAGACTTCTTAAAGACAGTAGACGAAGAGGCTAGTGATACGTTTGAGGTTGTAAGGTCGTTCATAAGGGGATGGACTGGTGGAGAAATCAACTTTGTCAGGAAGAGCGGAAAGCATATGGGGTATTGTGCGGAGTTGTGCCAGAAATTCTTGGATTTGCATAAATTGACCCTCCTTGGAAATGCCGCCACCGATAATGAGTTGTTACAACTGAGCAAAACTTTCGGGGATGACAAGATTTACAAGAAACGGCTAATCAAACTTCCAAGTCTTGGTCGCGTCATCTTTGATTCTGGATTCTTCATTGTCCTGGATCAGCGAGTTCTAATGGATCGTAATTTTATGTTGATGATGAAAGACGTAATAATTGGAAGAATGCAAACAGTTCTGTCCATGATTAGCAGATGTGATGATAAATTCAGTTCCAAGGATATTGATTTTCTATTAAAGGTCTACTCAACAGGCGATAAGATCATAAGAAAGTTGGGTAACGATGGGTATGAGTTGATCAAGACCGTAGAACCTATGTGCAATCTTCGTCTATCAGACCTGGCCAGAAGGTTCCGTCCACTCGTACCTCCTTTCCCTCATTTCAGGAGACATATTGAATCGACTGTAGATGAACTGAGTGCGAAGACTCCATTGATCAGGGAATTGTTCTCATTGATTGATACTTCTCCTAATGTAGATTCAACGTTGGTCGTTTACGGTTCATTTCGTCATTGGGGTCATCCTTTTATTAATTATTTTGAAGGCCTGGAGAAATTGCATAAGCAAGTGACAATGGAAAAAGAAATTGATACCAATTATTCGGAAGCGTTGGCCAGTGATCTGGCTAGGATAGTCTTGACTAAAGAGTTCAATGAGAAAAAACAATGGGCTGTAGATTACCACAGAGTGCCTACAAGCCATCCCTTTAAAAACCACATCCGAGACAACACATGGCCAACAGCTGCAGTGATCCAAGATTTTGGAGATCACTGGCATGAGCTCCCATTAATTCAATGCTTCGACATACCTGATCTGATTGATCCATCCATTATCTACTCAGACAAGAGCCATTCCATGAATCGATCAGAGGTGTTAAATCATGTAAGAACCAAGCCTCATACACCGATTCCAAGCAAGAAAGTTTTAGAGAGTATGATCGACAAACCAGCGACAAATTGGCTTGAGTTTCTTGAAGAGATCGACAAAAATGGATTATCTGATGAGGATTTGGTGATCGGATTAAAAGGAAAAGAAAGAGAACTGAAGATTGCAGGTAGATTTTTCTCATTGATGTCTTGGAAGCTTAGGGAATACTTTGTTGTCACAGAGTATTTGATCAAGACTCACTTTGTGCCATTGTTCCATGGGCTGACCATGGCTGATGATATGACAGCAGTGATCAAAAAGATGCTGGAAAGCTCGTCTGGTCAAGGGCTAACAAACTACGACAGCGTTTGTATTGCAAATCATATTGACTATGAAAAATGGAATAATCATCAACGAAAATTGTCCAATGGACCTGTGTTTAAAGTCATGGGACAATTCTTGGGTTATCCAAATTTGATATACCGGACACATGAGTTTTTTGAGAAAAGTTTAATTTACTATAATGAAAGACCGGATCTCATGAAAGTCAGAAATGGGATCTTAGAAAATAGCACACATCAGAGGGTTTGCTGGAATGGACAGGCAGGTGGTTTAGAAGGTTTGAGACAGAAAGGATGGAGTATTCTTAATTTGCTGGTCATACAGAGAGAAGCGAAAATCCGGAATACCGCAGTTAAAGTGCTAGCACAAGGCGACAATCAAGTCATATGTACACAGTACAAGACCAAACAGTATCGAAACGATATCGAGTTGAGACAAGCCTTAAACCAAATGGCAGCAAACAATGATGTCATCATGAAGGCCATAGAGTCAGGAACCAATAAGTTGGGTTTGTTGATCAATCAGGATGAGACGATGCAATCTGCTGATTATCTGAACTATGGGAAGGTACCTATCTTTAGAGGAGTAATCAGAGGGCTGGAAACAAAGCGATGGTCCCGAGTCACTTGTGTGACAAATGACCAATTACCAACGTGTGCAAATCTCATGTCATCTGTATCTACAAATGCTTTGACAGTGGCACATTTCGATGTACACCCATTAAATGCAATGATCCAATTTAACTTCTTCGGGAATTTTGCTCGCCTTCTCTTGATTATGCACGATCCGGCGATTCGACAATCATTAAATCAGTTGAAAGGACCAAACATCAATGTCCATTCATACGGGTTCAAAGTTGCGATGTTGTACTTGGACCCTTCAATAGGAGGAGTGTGTGGTACAGCCCTTTCTCGATTTTTGATTAGGAGTTTCCCTGACCCTGTGACGGAGAGTCTCTCATTTTGGAAGCTTATCCATCATAGCACCAGTGATATCAGATTAAAAAATCTCTCAGAACAGTTTGGCAATCCTAAGATAGCAGTTTTTAGAGAATCTCACATAGAAAAGTTGTTGGAAGATCCTACTAGTTTGAATATATCGATGGGAATGAGTGCTGCAAATTTGTTGAAAACAGAGATAAAGAAAAATCTCCTACAAAAGAAATCAAGCATAGGGAATCAGATAGTCAAAGACGCCGTATACTACATACACTCGGAAGATGAGAAATTGAGAACTTTTTTGTGGTCCATTACTCCATTGTTTCCTCGGTTTCTGAGCGAATTTAAAGCAGGGACGTTCATGGGAGTAGCGAGCAGCATTGTATCTTTGTTCCAAAACTCTCGAACCATTCGAAATGTTTTCAGAGACTATATGAGTCAAACAATTGATGACTTGATTGTCAAGAGTGAACTAACATCTCTGGAGCATTTGTCTAACTATACTGACAGGAAAGGGAGTGGTGGGATCTGGAGTTGCTCTGCGGAACAGGCTGACAAACTTAGAAGAATGTCCTGGAAGCGTCCAGTGCTAGGGACAACAGTCCCTCACCCGTTGGAAATGCACGGAAGGGGAACACTGAAATCCCCGCTATCCAAGTGTTGCAAGGAGTCCCGAATGGATTATATTTCTGTCCATATTCCTGAAGGATTGAACAAAGTTTTGGACGGCCGAGGAAGCCTACCAGCATATTTGGGTTCAAAAACATCAGAGTCTACCTCAATTCTTCAGCCTTGGGAGAAGGAAAGCAAAATTCCCATCATAAGAAGAGCTACTAGATTACGAGATGCAATTCATTGGTTTGTGGATCCGGACAGTAACTTAGCCCGAAGCATATTGAACAATATTGAATCCTTAACTGGAGAAAAGTGGGAAGGGGCTTTAAAAGGATATAAGAGAACGGGTTCTGCCCTCCATAGATTTTCCACCTCGCGGGTAAGCCATGGTGGTTTTTCTTCACAAAGTCCTGCATGTCTCACCAGAATGATGGCAACCACAGACACCATGCGCGATTATGCTCAGCTCAATTATGACTTCATGTTCCAAGCAAGTCTTCTCTACTCTCAAATGACCAGTTCCGTCATTTTAATGGGAACCACTGTCTCAAACACTATTCATTTCCATGTTACCTGTCGAAAATGTATCCGAGAAATAACAGAACCGATGTTAGAAAGTCCTAGGGAGTACAGAGGGAAGGACGTTCATTTAGTCCTGGCAAAATGGAAGAATTCTTCAAATGGTTGGGGAGAAACCCTCCAACTACTAAAGCCAGTTGAGGGAGATTGGGACACTATCCCTCCTGTTGAAAAATCTTATCATGTGGGTAGGATCTTGGGTTTTCTTTATGGTGACCTAAAGAGTCAAAATTCCAGTCGTGCAGACGACAGTTCAATCTTCCCCCTCAGCATTCAAATGAGATTAAGAGGTCGAGGCTTTTTACGAGGAATCCTTGACGGATTAGTCCGAGCTAGTGCTTGTCAGGTTATCCACAGGAGAAGTGTTGCTTTGCTTTCAAAACCAGCAAATGCAATTTATGGAGGATTGATTTACTTGATAGACAAGATAAGTGCATCCACCTCGTTTACGACACTGTGTAGGGACGGACCCATTAGAGAAGAACTATCATCTATACCTCACAAAATTCCTACTTCGTATCCAACTTCAAATTCAGATATGGGACTCCACATTAGAAATTATTTGAAGTTTCAGTGCAAGACAGTCGAATTGGGAAAATATCAATCTGATATAAAGGATTTATGGTTGTTCTCGGATGTGATGACGTCGAATATTGCAGGACCCTTTGCATTGTCTACGAAAATTTTGAAGTGCTTATACAAGCCTGCTTTGTCCCAGAAAGATCGAAACAATATCAGGAAGATCAGCAATTTCTCCAAGATGATGCGATCACAATTGAGCTGGGACCCCACAAGCTCTGAATTTATTACATCTCAAATCCTAGTATGCAATGAGGAAATTAGGCATGCCTGCAAGTTTGGAATTCCAAAATTATCACTTAAGTTTGATGATCCAGTCTGGGGACCCGAGGATTATGGATTGATCTGGTCCATTCCAGTTGATTATTCCAGTCAATCAGTTCCAAAGAACTTGAAGCCCTGTCCTAGAATTCAAAACCCTAGCATATCTGGTTTTAGGTTAGGACAACTTCCAACAGGAGCTCACTACAAGCTGAGATCAATCCTAAGGAAGAAAAATATACATTACAGGGATGCACTGTGTGGGGGTGATGGGTCAGGAGGTATGACAGCGGCAGTCCTACGTTATAATCTAAAGGCCAGGGCCATATTTAATAGCATCCTTGATTTTGATGGATCAACAATGAAGGGAGCTTCACCAGATCCACCTAGTGCATTGGAAACAGTGGTGAATGGCCGGACTCGGTGCGTCAACGCGGAGAGTTGTTGGGAGAACCCGTCAGATCTGAGTGAACAGAGAACATGGGATTATTTCAAATTCTTGAAAACCCATCACGGATTAAAGATAGACCTGATTGTATTGGACATGGAAGTGAGAGACTTTGCAATCTCGGCATCCATAGAGAAGTGTGTCCGAAACAATGTATCGTCAATATTGGAAGAAGACGGAGTCCTAATATACAAGACCTATGGATCAACAATTGCAGCAGAAAGTAGCAATGCAGTTGTAAATATTGGAGTATTGTTTGAGAGCGTAGAGTTGATTCAGACGGAGTATAGCAGTACATCCACTTCAGAAGTGTACATGTATTGCCGAAAGATTAAGAAGTTTGTGGACGCTCCTCACCCAGATTGGATATCACTTGATTATTATTGGAGCAAATTATTTTGCTTTAGGAGTTACAAAGAAGAATTCTTCCGATCCTACGAAGTGTCTCGTAAAGAATCCCTAAAAGGAATACCCAATTCCTTCATCCCTGACCCATTGGTCAATCTAGAGACATTACTTCAGATAGCAGGAGTTCCTTCTGGGATATCACACCAGTTGGCAATTGATATTAAGGAATCACAGCTGACTCAGATCACCGCTGCAATGGTGCTTTGCGGAATGATCGCAAACTACACTTTGGATGTGACAAAAAAGAGAGATTCATACAATCCTCCTTCCGACGGAAGATTAATTCGAATGAGTGCTGCTTTAGTCGGAATAAGTTTCTGGATTTCCGTCAAGTATTATGACAAAGAGTTGAATTTCGAATTGGAACAGATATTATCCAGATCATTTCCCATAAGGTGGATGCTTTCACGCAACTATTTATTCTGGACAACAAAAAAGGGTTTTAGGAATGCAAAAGACGTAAGACTATCTGGGAATATGGCTAATATAGGGAATTGGATTCGATGCATGGAGCTCCTTCATCTCCCCCCGGGATCCCTGTCCAAGGATGAGGTCACGACCACTTGTGGGAAATACATTAGAAGCTTGAAGTATTCTGTCATACTCCAACAGACCGGGATCATTGATTTGTGGAAATCAAGGGTCGCAAGTGATGATCGATCATTGATGGAGGTTAAGACCGAATTCATTGAATCTGAGCATTGGGTAGATTAATCATATGAAAAAAACTAAGGGTGATAAAGCACCATGTTGTGTACAATTTAATCGTATAACTGGTTTTGTTTTCTTCGTA